GTCGCCCAGTGTGCCCTTCAAGTCCTTCGATGAACCGAACATCTGCTTCAACACTTCGACGAACTTCTTGCCCACCTTGAACGTCATGTAATCCCACTGGGCTTTGACCTTTTGAAACACCGCTGCCACAGGCCCGCCTAGCCAGTTGCGGAACGATATCCACGCCGGGATGAGCGTATCTTTCACCCAGTGGGCGAACTTGATTGAGCCCTCGATGCCCATCTTGAAAAACCCTTTGATGATGGGCTCCGCCTCTGGCAACACCCGTCGCCACGCATCCGCCATGGCCGCTTGCGCGGGTAAGAGCTCGTGTCCTATGCGGCGCGACATCGCGTGAATCGCGCGATCGAGAAGGTAGATGCGGCCCTCTGGCGTTTTCATTAGGGCTGCGGCCCGGCCTTTGAACATCTTGGACTCGGCTTTCTCGATGAGGAACGCCTGCCGCTGTATCTGCGTCATCTTACCGAACGCGGTCTGCTCGTCCTTCGATAGGATGATGTTGAACTGTTTGATGCCACGCGCCATGCCACTCTTGACCGCGATGCTCCATGCGTAGCCTAGCTTCTGCGCGTCCTCCTTCGTCGCATAGACGCCTTTCTTCGCGGCCAACACGTCGGCCATCGCCTTAGTGGTGCGCGATATCTCCGGGCCGGGCATCCCCGTGACAGCCACTTGGGCGCTCATGGTGTTGAGTATCTGATGCCCGTAGAGCACTTGCTGGCTGTAGGCCTCGTTCGCTTCCTCGATGGCCTTGGCCTGTTTCTCCGCATACACGACGCCTTTGGCGCGGACGCTATTGTTGGCCATGAGGAAGCCAGCCAAGTTGCGATGGGTCTGCGCCTCTTCCTTCGCGGCCTCAGTCGCGCCCTCGGTGATCTCGTGCCATATCTTGCCGATGGCGAACGCACCAAACACCGTGCCCAGTGCGCCCACAGTGAAGATGAGCTTCTTGACTGCGCCTATGGCCGCTGTGACGCCCGATTGGAAGCGCGAAAAACCCGCGCTCGCGGACGCCATGCCGGCGCGGAACTGCGTGCCGAACGCCTTCGCCTGCGCTTGGAGCGAAGCCATGCGCCCCTTGGCCGCAGCCATGGCCGCATTGAAGCTGCCCTGTAGCTTCGCCCCAAGCTGGAAGACTGCGTAGTAAACGCGATGAGCACCCATCTACGTCAGCCTCCCTTCTTCGATTGTTCCTCCTCCTGTTTCATCTGTGCTGCTAGCTCCAGCAAATACTTCAACAACTCGGATAATGGCAGCCCTAGCCAGTAGTCCACACCGCCACCTGTAGCCCGTGCCAAGCGCAGCGCTATGGAGCGGAGCAAGTCGTTTACGCTTTCTCCTCTTCCGGCGAGCTGCCACAGGCTTTTAGGGCTTCTGTCCGCACCGCCACATAGTAGCGGCGAGGTAGTTTCAGTATGAGCCCGACAGGCACGTCGGCCACTTGAGCAGCCACTATCGAGTGGAACAAGTGCTTGGTCTCGGGCATGACGAACTCGTTCTTCTCTGCGCGATAGAGCTTGCTGAACGTCCGCTCGGCTCGCTGGAAGTCCTTGCCGATCATCGAGTCGAAGTCGAAGACCAGCTTGTCGAACTTCTGCCCATCGTATTCCACGGGAGGATCGAGCACGAGTCGCAATGGCGGCTGCGCTGCCTCCACCCGTAGCTCGCGAAAGTCCTCCGGGACGTCTGGCGATGGCTCTATCTCATCATTCGACGGTAGCCGACTAGCGGCCACCTCCGGCTTTTGTAACAGGTCGTTGTCCATAGGCAGTTACCATATGCCCTATGTCAAGACCTTTACAACCCTATGAGTTGTCGGATGCGTCGTGCGTAGTCCACCAGCTGCACACCATCGAACCAGCGGCACACTGCGTTCTCCTTGTCGATCTCCAACACGATCTGATCGTTGCGCAGAATGCGGAGGCTGATGAGTTCATACTCGGTCACCACATCGCCTTTCACGCCCACCTCTAGCTTCCCGAAGTTGAACGCCTTAGGCGCAGTGCCCATGACATAGCGCCAACCCATGTGAATGATCTTGTTGGTGCCACTGTCGTGCAACTGATTCGCGCTCCACGCATCCAATTGCGCGCCATCCTGTAACGTGGAGAAGATGGCGTCATCCATGATGGTCTGCCAGTTGAGCTTCACGCTATAGGGCTGGAAGTGCGATTGCACTGGCATGGCGATCTCGCCAAAGATGCCGCTGCCCTTGAGGTTGTCCTCTAGGTTCTTCAAGTCGGGCAGTTCGACAGTCGCTATGCCGATGAGGCGACGACCGTCCTTGAAGATGCTGTAGTTGGTAACGTGATTGGGTATCTGCATGTGGTGGCCTCCTATGGTTGGTCAGTTATTTTGAAATCAAGATAACTGCTTTATGCTGCTAGGTTCTGTGGTTGGGTTTGGTCTTGCAAGTCGGGCCACAGGTTCGCCAGATAGGGCACCCAATACTCGATGCGGAAATCCAGCCACTCGGCTGGCGTCGGCACCGCGATGTAGATGTGGAACGTATAGTGGCCGTTCAAAATTTCCGTGGTCGGATTCTCGTCGTGGCGGAACTCGATACGAGCGCCCACCAGCGCGTCCTGATTGGTCAAACCGTCCAGCCATAGCTGGAGGCTGTTCACGATGGCGTCGATGAGACGCCTGTTGCCGGGTTCGTCCACTTTCTGCCAGATGGTAAGCACGACCGTGTTCCCGATGTAATCGAACATGCGCCGCACAGGGATGAACATATCCTTCACGTCCGTGTTGGATGGATAGCACGCCGTGCGATTCCCCCATGAGCGCCAGCCACCTATCCAGTTGAGCGCGGTCACCACGCCCTGCCCGTTGAGCATGTTGGCGTCCAGCAGGTGCATGGGCAACTCGCTCCCGTCTTCGAGCAAGAGCGCGTTCATCTTCATCTGCTTGTTGGATGGGCTCTGATACGGCAGGCTGTTGCCCTTGTAGATATCCACCCATTGCATCAGCGGCCCTTGCTGCGATGCGAAGTTATACACCTTGTCCACTGCTTGTGCGCTGCCCGGCTGGCCCACTAGCGTGCTCTTGAGCGAGGGCTTCCCGAATAGGCATTGCTGCCGTGGGAACACGATGTTGTTGCTGTTCTTCCATGCCAGCACGTCCTGTGCCTGCTTCACCGAGCTCGTGTCCACATCGATCAGGCACGTGCACGCGAAGCAGCCGTTGATGTTCTCGCACTTGGCTTCCATGGCCGCAGCCACAGTGGGATCCTTGCTCCACTTGGGCGCGATGAGGATGCCCGGCACATAGCCAGTCTTTTGAAACACGTCCTCGATGACTTCCAATCCAGTGCGCTTGCCCGTTGCCACATCGACGCCGCCGATGATATCCGCAGCCGTAAGCGCAGTCGCGCTCGGGACGTCGCCGCCCACCATAATGTCGCTATTGTCGGCGGGAATCGCGCCCGTGGCGATGCGCGTGATAACCCACGAGCCAGTGTCCGAGAGCGATAGCAGATAGTCGGTGCCCTCCACGTAAGGCGTCAGATGAGGCGTGGGCGTTTCGCCTCCATTGCCGCCCTTCTTCTTTTTGCCAGTGGTGCTACCCGGTGGCGTGTCGCTAGCTCCACCTTCGAGCCCGCTGCCCGAGGCCGTGCCAGCCGCTGGCGGAGTGCTCGATGCCGCCGCTGTGGTGGCCGACGTGACCGCGATAGTCCAGCGGATGAGTTTAAGTCCCGTGTCCACCTGTCCGTTGGCTAGCGTGAAGGACGATGGCGCGTGCGGTGTCGCGCCTTTGGTGGGATCGTTGCACGCGATGTAGATGACCGGGAACACTCCGAACTCAACGAAGATGGCATCCATATGTTCGCAGATATCGTAGGTGTCCCAATCGGTAGAAAAACCCAACTCCGCTACAGCGTCTTCATAGCGGTTGTATACGCGTGGGGTGTTGATGGCGTTCTGTCCATTGGCAGCCAAGTGGAGCGGGGCGGAGCCAAGCACCACATTGATACCGGGATAGGACGGCACCGGGGTGATTACGCTAGTGGGAACGTCAGCCCAGCTGACGCCGTGTTTGAATGGTCCGAGATTAGGCATGGGTAGTTACTTTCACTCCTTCTGTTGATGGTGTTTTAGTGGATTTGGCCCGCTTGGCAAGCCAGTTTTGAACTTCATTGTAGAAAGCTACGTATTTGCCAGTGGTGCCGCGCATCTGGCGGCCATAGTCGAAGTTGAGTTGGCGACGCACCTTCGCCACCTCGTGTGTGAGCACGAACAGTTCCCCGATGGCCGGGCAATCCTTAATGAACTGCTCATAGTGCGGAAAGATGGAGGACTTGTCCGGGCCTTGGTCGGTGAAACCCTGCCCATACTTGAGGCCGATGGACATGATGTTCGGCCCTAGGTAAATGCGTTGTCCAGTGATCATATGTCTCCGTAGGTTGGCACGTCACCCAGTGTAACACGCGGGTCATCGGGCATGGGTCGCCCGCTCGGTAGCTGCCAGACGGTCTCTAGCTCGCCTAGGAAGTGCGGGAACGTGTTGGCCTCGACGATCATCCACGTAAAGGGTAACACGATGGGGTAGGCCTGATCGATGCCCGCCTGCCCGTAGGAAGTGATCGCGATGGCTACGGCCTCGATCATGTTGAGCACGTCCTGATAGCCGCCACCATCGGGATTCTCGTCGTAAGCGCCCACGAGTATCTTGACGGTCACATGGGTATCGTCAGTGTGCACCTTGGCCTTTACAGCTTGCACTATGATGTGCGGGAAATCGGGCAGCTTATCGAGGTCGAGCTCGCCCGTTACAGTTCGAGGCACGCGCCCGCGCTCTACCGTTGGAGCGACCTTGCCTTCGAGCGTCTGTGCGCGCTCCGTGTAGTCGTATGGCACACTGGGCTCGGGTGGCAAGATCGGGTTTTCGACTCGTGTGGCCTGTAGTCGGTTGACAGCGGGATTGTCCAGCCTGTATGCGTCGGCAAAGATTTGTTCAATGAACGACACAAGCGTCTTTTCCAGATCGTAAGCCGTATGTGTTCGTATACCGCTTGCGCTGATATCATCGGTAACTGGCACGGGTGCGCTCATGCGTGCCCTCCAGCTGCGGTCATGACACGGGCGATCTCGTGATCGAGCCGCTTGGCGAATGTGTCGCCCATGACCTTGTTTGCTTCTGCCCCTACACTGGGCTGGCTAGCCATAATAGGCGCACCTATGGCTAACAGCTTTTTGATAGGCAACCGGGTGTGGCCCTTGCGAACGAATGGCCCTAGGTAGCCACTGCTCGCCTGCACATTGAATGCGCCCGGCAGTGCCTTGAGAGCGCCTTTGCGCACAGCCACGCGGATAACACGCCTGCGCTTGCTATGCTGGACGCCTCGCGGTGTTACCTTGAACTTCGATAGGTCAAGCATCTCGTCCTTGATCTCGATATCGCCACGATAGGCCACGCCTTTATGACTGGCTCGATGGACGGTCATCGGAATGTCCTTCTGCTTGATCTCATACTCCTTGCGTATCTCGCGCCTGATGACGGTGCGCCCGCCATCGAGAGCGCGGTTGATTGCCGGGACTAGCGCCTTTATCGCGCCGTCCTTTATGCGGTCGGGAATGCGCGCCAGCTTGCGCATGTCCTCGGCATTGATGACGATATCGACCATTAGTTGGCTCCGTATTGGGCTGGTTGCGAGCGATAAGCCGCGAGCGAGAGCTCGTATAGGCTTTCTGCATCGGTGCAGTCTAGGACCTCCCATGGCTGGTTAGCTGGCGAGTAGATAAGCTCTCCCGCCACGGGAGCACGCGGCAGATATTTGTGCTCAATGTAACACCGCACGTCGCCCATATAAACGCCGTGAACGGTGACTATCGGTTGCTGGCGCACCGCGTCTTTGTCCCAGACTACAGGAGCGTTGAACAGTTTGAACCCGCCATGACCGTCGCTAATGCGAAACTCCCGCATGGTAGCGAACTCGCCCAAGTTCATGAAGATGCGGTCAAGATCGGGAACAAACTGATCACGCAAACTCATAGGTTCAACTATAGCACATTACCATTGTGGCTTGAGGATCTTGATGCCTATGATGATGAACAGCACTAGCGTCGCTGCCGCGTTGGCGCGGGGATACCACGTCCACGCTGGTGGCGCGAAGATGCCGATCACTATCAATAGCAGGATGACCCAGTAGAAGATGGTCAGTAATCCCATATGATGAAGTCAGTTATTTTGAAATCAAGATAACTGGATTCCTCCTATTCGTTAGCCCTGTGTTCCTCGATCTTCTCGATGATGTCATCCTTGCGATGAGCACCTTCGAGATCGATCCCTTCGTCCTCGGCGATCTCCTTCAACTCTGCCACTGTCTTGCTGGACAGGTCGTTCTCGTCGCCGCCATTGGCCTCTTCCTCGCCCTTCTTCTCCTTCGATGTGTCTGCGGCTGGCGGGAAGAAGTCCACGCCTTCCTTGGCTTTCGCCTTGAACTCCTCATCGGCCTCACGAGCCGCCTTCGCTTCCTCGCTCTCGTCGTCTGGCGCGAAGTATGGCATCATCCCCGGAGTCGGGAACGGATAGCTGGCACCTGTGATCGCTTCCACGATCCTCCATCCAAGCACGTCCACTGGCATGGGCAGCGGGCAGCTGGTCAGCCGATAGTAGAGTGCGCCGCCATCCTCGTCTCCATAGACATAGGGGATGCGGCTGGTTTGGTAGGTGACAAACGACTTGGCCTTCACGTCCTCAAGCTGCGTGTATGCTCCATACACGATCTTGTTGGGCGTGTTGGTGCTCGCCAGCAGCACGAGCTCTGGCGGTAGCATGGGATACAGTGTTCCTGCATCGTCCTCGAAATACTCCGCATAGGAGTAATACTGCAATCCGGCCTGTTGACCGAAGATGACCACAGCCTCGTCTTGGATGACGGGCTTGATCGTGGCGATCTGGAACCGGATGGAATCGAGGAACTTGCTCACATTGGCGTTATTGAGGAACGCCGTCTTGGCTGTAGCGCCGAACAGCACGATGTTCGGGCTGATGCCACTATCGCGGATGACCGCGAGCCGGGCCGCTTCGAGATCGGCCAGTGGGTCGGAGTTCGTCTGATCCCACTTGATCGTCGGGATGAAGTGGTTGTTGGGCGTGCCCTGTGACGACTCCATGTAATTGATCACATTGGTGTAACCGTTATCGGCGGTCACTGTGATCGCGCCATTGATGAGCAGGTTGCGGCACATCCATTCTTCGCGCCGACTGATGGCTTCATCGAGGAAGATGGCGTCCTCCGCGAGTAGCTCTGCCGCTCTATCGGCAGGTGTTCCAGCGCTGTAGATGGTTTCCCCCGGCAGTCGCGCCTCCAGATCGGGGACGCGCAACGGACGCACTGGAGCGATGCGTGGCGCTCGATAGAAGCGCGTCTCGTAGCCCATACGCTCCATGACTTTCCCGGCTACGAGTGGGGCTACGAATGGAGCCATCTTCCGGCGACCTCGACGGAAATCGAACTCCACCATGTTCGTCGGTGGGAACTCCCGCGCGGGAAAGAAAGTGTCGCGCAGGAACGTGTGGCTGAGTGGGCCAGTCTCGAACGCCGCCAATAGCGTTCGCGGCTCATAGTTGGGATTCATGTTTGACATATGATGCTATGTTCCTTTCGGTTGGTTGACTGGGGTTACTAGGGTGCGAACGCTCCGGCTGGTGTCGCCGGATCGAGGAAGATGCCCAACGAGCGCAACCGAGCGATAGCCGCTGTCGATAGCGCCGTGCCGTCTTGATAGCCGACAGTGTTCTTGTCGTAACTGCCCTGCAAGCCCACGGCCACAGTCTTGTGCGCCGCGCCACTGGGCACGTCTGTGTTATCGGGGATATCCTCGATGACGCCTTCCACTGTCGCGTCATCCGCGCCCGCTGCGCCTACAGCGGCGAGCACTTCGGTGCGGCCCGCGTTGAATTTCACCAGATGACCGACTTTCATCTGGCCGATGTTGCCACCGCCACCATCTGTGAACGGATAGCGCCTGATCACATGCGATGGATCATCATCGTGCGATAGCAGGTTCGGATAAGCTACTGAGTCCTTGATTGCCATATGAGTTATGTTCCTTTCGTGTGTTGGTTGTCTGCTACTAGTTGCGCCCGTTCATCATGGGGCTACGTCGTTGTTTCAGCTTGGTCGCTACAGCCGACTTGATGCGGTTGCCGAAGTCCTTCTCATCGCCGCTCGCGCCACTGTCACTCGCGGGGATGCCATCGAGCACTCGCGCGTCCGCGTGTCTGCGGGTTTGGGAATTCGACGCGTCCATCGCAGCCATGCACTCGCCTACGATATCGGCGACCGTCTGTCCCTTCTCGATGGCAGCGGTCACGATGGCGTGAGTGGCTGGCCTATCGAGCTTCATCAGCGCAAGCACCCGGTCACGCTCGGCTCGTGCTCCTGCCTCTTTGGGGTCAGGGGCTGGACGTTGGCCTTGTCCGGGGTCGCCGGACGCGTTCTCGGCAATCCTCGTGCCGGGGACGGGCTGTTCTGCGGGCGGTTGCCCGGCATTTTCGGGCGGTTTGGGCGGTTGAGGTGGGGTCGGCGTCGGCGCTGGCGTCGGCGTCGGCTTTTCTTTGGTTGGCTCTGCCATATGATCTCCTTCTGTGTTTTGTGGTTGAGTGGCGCTAAACGCCGGAATGTTGTGAAATCTCGATAGGTCGAACGTGGCTCCATTGAACACGGCTCGCTTGGTGTCCACCATGGCTGCGGCCTTGACTACACCGCGCACCTCATCCGCGAATCCGCGTTCTACTGCCTGCTCGGGCGACATCCACGTTTCCGCGTCCAGCCATGCTCGTATGTCCTCGCGCGTCTGACCTGTGCGCCGCGCATAGACGTTCACCATGGACTCGGTGATAGTATCGAGAGCGCCCGCCATCTTACGCATATCGTTGGCATTGCCCACGGCGAGGCCATTGGGCAGGTGAATCATCATAGTCGAGTTGGCGCGTGCGTAGATTCGATGACCCACCATCGCAACGATCGTGGCCGCGCTCGCGGCTAGGCCGTCGATGTAAACGTGTTTTTCGCTCTTGTGATCGGCCAGTCGGGAATAGATGGCGCTGGCCTCGAACAACGAGCCACCGGGCGAGTTGATGTGGATATCGAGCCGCTTGACGCTGGCGGGTAGCTTGGCTAGATCGCGCGACAGCATCTTGGCGCTCACCTCGCCCATGTCCTCCCAGTTGCCGATGGCATCGAATATGAGCAGTTCCGCGCCTAGCGGTTCATCGCCTGCTTCACATCGAAACTTGTAAAACTCTCTCATGGCTTGCCTCCTTCTGTGGGTTGTCCGGGCGACGTGGCGCCAGCGGGTGCAGGTGCGCTCAAACCACTACCCGCGCCAGCCAGTGGGCGTAGTGGCGGGAACACTAGGCCTGCTTTTTCAAATTCATCCTTCTCGATGCCCTGTTGGACGATGTTGTCACGATAGTCGCTCCCGTTGAGTTCCACGCTCTCGCGCTCGATGGTGGAGAACCCACAGCGCACCTTCTGATCGGCAGCGGCCACTTCCTTCACAGGATCAATGGAGCCCGCGCTGGCACCGCTCCACTGGCAGCGTGTCACTGCCCGCCTTATGGCGGCATCCATCAGGTCGCCCTTGAAACCATCTATCTGCCCCATGGCGACGGCGTCCGTGAGCCATTCCTCATAGACAGGCTGGCAGAAGCCATCGCGCATCAGGGCTCGCCATTTGCGCACTCGCTTCCAGAAGTCGAGCAGTGCGGCCCTGCTAGCGCTGTAGCTGCTGTTATACTGCTTGAGCAACACCTCATAGGGCACGCCAGTAGCGGAACCGATGAACTTGGCAACTGCTATGGTGAAGTCACCAAACGTCGCTTGTGGCTGCGTAGGCGTGGCGAAGTTGACTGCATGGCCGGGCCTCATGAAATTCACTATCCCCGGCCCAAGCTGAACGTCATAGCTATTCAGATTGAGGATTTCGGCCTTCTGCGTTTCAGTGAGCAGGCTATCGAAAATCTGCGGGTCAGGGAACTCCGATGTGATGAACGCTGTGAAGTAACTCTGGATGACTGCGCCCAACACGGTCGCGTCCACGTAGCGGCCCATCTGCTTGAGTAGCTCTAGGCACACTGCCAGTATGGGGACGCCCCGACGCTGTTCCGGGCGCTCGGGGCGCATGAGCAACACCATGTTACGCCTCCCACTGAGTGGACCATAGGGCTCCACTCGAAAGGTTCGTCCGGGCACGGCTGGCGGTGGCAAGGTGAAACGCATGATCGCCAGCGGGTGCACCTCTGCGATGTGATACGCAGCGAGCTCGCCTGTGGCGTCCAACTCGACGCCGCTGAAAACGTTCACTCTGGGGTCAAACACGAGCGGGTCACGGATGCGGTCGGCCTCCAGTATGCGGATGCGCAGATCGAATACGCTGCCCGGTCGCGGTTTGAGCGGGAACAATGCAGGGCAATCGCCACTGAGAAGCATGCTCTGGAAGGCCACGGACTGTAGCGTATAGAAGCTGTGCTTGGCCTCGAAGTCGCATTCGCGCGGATCGGTTGCCCACCAGCCGAATTTGGTGGCCAGTTCGTCATTGAGCGCCTTAGTCGCTTCGGGTGTGAGCCCTAGCGCTTTGCCATCCACGTTGGGCGCGGGCAGCAATCCTTCGCCTATGACGTTCGTATCGAGCGTTTCCACTGCGCCCTTGGCCATCGGTATGCCCATAAACGCGTCTCGCGAGCGTTCGCGCAACACCTGCGCATTCAGCCCAATGTCCGCGTCCGCGTCGCCGCCATGCCATAGCCAGCCTGCCAGTGCATTCTTGCTGACGTTCGCGCCATACTGGCCGTAGCCAGTGGAGCCGCCACCAAAATATGGGAACGGCGACTGGAGCCGGGCCTCTACGCGCGGCATAGGTTGGCCGCTGGAATCGAGCAGGATGCCCCGAGGATTGCCCTCTCGCTTGCGATGACCGTTGAGCGTGGGCGTGGTCATACGTCGCGCGGGATTACGCGCATTGCGGTGTCGCGCCCGGTCACGGATTGTGGCAGGGCAGCTATGCCGCAGAACTCGATCACCATCTGATTCCACCAGTCGATGGCCTTTTGCTGTTCAGCTGCGGTGGAAAAGCGCACATGGCGACTGCCTATGCCGTAGCCGAGCACGCCACCGCTCGCGCTATTGATGCCCTGTAGCGCATTCTTGAGCCCATCCATTGCCCAATCGCACCACGATGCATAGGGAGACGGTGGCTGCATGTCCACAGTGGGCTTGATTACCACTACGTCACCTATTGTCTGGCTTTCGAGTTGGGCGGGCATTTCGGGCGGAGGTTACGTCGATCGCAAATGTCGGTGTCAAGACTGTGGAATAAAATACTCGGGAAAATGCTTGCTTTCCCATCAGGTTTCGTATTAGATCGGGGCAGTTATCTTGAAATCAAAATAACTGCTTTACCTATGAACAAGACCAATGGACAGGCCGAGAAACGCGGGCGCGGACGCCCACGCTTAGACAACGTGCGAGTGGAGTGCATGATCCCTCGCACTGCATATGAGCGGTTGATCGCTGCGGAACAGGCGGGCTTGGGTTATCGCACACGGGTAGCTGCTCGTGTCCTATGCAACTGGGCTAAGTCAGAGGGCGATTCTTTGCGCCGAAGATAGATTTGGACTGTGGCGGCTGTTGATCTGTCGCTATGCCAAACTGGCGTGCGCCGAATGGGAGTGTTGTCTCGCCTGTTACTGGCACCCATAGGTCGCGTTCCATGGTGTCCAGCTTGAATAGCGGTGTTATGGCGAGTGCGCCTAACGCGTAGTTGCGACAGTCGAACGGCTCATTCCTCTGGCTTAGGCGCTTAGTCCAAACATAGGTGCGGAAACCGTGCTTGGCTTTTACCACTCTGCGCTCCGCTGTGAGACCTTTGAAATATTCCTCGTCATAGCCACGCGCCTGCTCGCCATTGGCCAGCTTGGGGAAGTGACAATAGCCCGGCCCGACCTTGTCCACTATGAGGCGATTGACAATTTCCTCTTTGCCAGTGTCAACGCCGAATGTAACCAGCCGCGCCCGGTTGGACTTGGTGAACGATGAGGCTGCGCTCACGAACGGTTTGCCCAGTCCGCCCATGCCGCGAGTGGAGATGGCGCGTGGCTGGCGTGGCTTTGTATAGGCGTAAACATAGTCGCTGGCGTAGTTTGAATCGACGCACACCTTGCGCACGCGCATTCGCTTGCCATCGTGCGTCTTTAGCGTGCGATAGAACACCAGCTGGTCGAGTGCCTTCCATACGTCCGCCTCGCGCGGGTCACCGTCAATGATGCCATACTCGATGCCCCATGATTCCTTGCCCCTGCCCCATCCCACGATTTCATAGTTGAGTCCATACTCGCCCACGTCCACGCCTGCGGTTAGACCTAGGACGCCAGCGGGCACCTCCGCGTCATAGACTTCGCGCCTGTGCTTGTATAGGTCGATATCGACTTTTTGCCCGGTATCCTCCCATAGCTGGCCCAGTCGTGTGTTGCGGAACGCTTTCAGTGGCTCGATGTCGCCCTCCTCATGGGCGCGCACGGCGCGGATGAACTCGTCGCGCAAAATCTCCCACTCGATCCACGGATTGTATAGGCCGCTCAGATAAAAGCCGCGAGTGGTCACTTTCCGGCCCGCTCGGTCATAGGGCCGATGGGCTCGCCACTCGCCTTTGCCCATGAGCCAGCGATACTTGAGCGCGTAGCGCTGGCACTCCAAGCAGCGATGTTTCATGGTGTCAAAGCTAATCCTGTCCCATTCGAGGATTTGCAGCAGGCTACAGTGCGGGCATGGCAGATACCAATGCTCGCACGTGGACACGGCCATTTCGCGTTCGATGTGGCTGACACCCCTAATGCCGGGACTTGAAACGATTACAGCTTTGCGGTTCCAGAATGCAGAAGTCCGGGCGATGGCAAGTTGCAGGGGATTACCCTCGGTTCCTGCGCTGGCGGGATAGCGATCTGTCTCATCCAGCAGGACGACTCGCACAGGCCGACCGCTCAGGCTGGCTGCACTGTTGGCACCGCCCAGCGCTATGAAGCCGCCTTTGAACGCCTTGCGCCGGAGCGTGTTTGCGCTATCGCGCGAACGCGGGTCACCAACTAACCCGCGCAGCCGTGGGGAGTCGCGCAACATGGGGTTGAGCCTATCGGTGCTGAACGCTTCGGCGAGCTCTATGGTCGGCTGGACGCACAAGATGGGGCAAGGGTCTTCGCTCATGAAGTAACCGATTGGATTGAGGATGGCGCTGTCAGTGATGCCCACTTGGGACGCCTTCTGGACGACTACACGCGGGCAATCGGGATCGCTTATGGCGTCCATGATCGCTTTTTCGTAGGGTGCCTTGCTCGTTTGCCATTGGCCCGGCTCCGCGCTGCTTTCCGATGACAGCATGCGATACGCGTCCGCCCACTCCGAGAGCGTCACTTTAGACGCCGGGCGCACCACGCTCAGGAGCGAGTTGAGGAATTCGACTGTGTTCGCGTTGGCCGCGCGACGCTCGACGATCTCCTCAATCGTCAACGATCTCGGTTTCGTCTTCTTCTTCCGCGCCATTGGTCTTGCTGCTCAGTTCGGCCAGTAGGTCTGCGCCTGCTCCTTGTTCCGCCAACATGCGTTCATTGGCCCGCGAGAATGATCGCGAGTCGGGCACCGCCAGTTCGCGCAACGCCAGATCGAGCTCCTCGCTCAAGACGCGCCGAATCTCGCGCTGGTCGGTGACGCCCACCAGCTGACGCGCCACTCGTTGCGGCACCGCTTGGATGCGTGCCTTGAACCGAGTGAACGATTGGGTAACCCAAAACTCCACGTCGTCCCGGCCATGGAGTTCGCCCTTCTCGCGTTTCAATCGTAGCTCTGCCAGTTCAGCTTCCGCCGCTAGCTTGCGATTGGTTAAAAGTCCCTTTTTGGTTTCACTGGCGTCCTCCCATCGGCCCTGCTCCATGATGTAAGCGATGTAGGCCCAGTTGTTTTTCAACATCTCCCATCGGCCTTGGATGGTCTCGCCCGTTTCATCGCGAGCGCGTTCCAATACGCCTTCACTTGCCAGCTTTCTCACAGTGCGCGGATTGACGTTGATCAACTTCGCCATCTGTGCCGTATCGAGTGTCACAGTGCGTGCCATAGCGGAAAGCAGTTATCACGTTTTCAAAATAACTGTCAACTCCACTATGGGACTCTCGCACGGGCCGCACCCGCGACATTAGCCGTTATGTGACGCCTGCGGCCCGGCCCTGCTTTTTCCGATGGTGGTTGTCTGCCTGCTTTCCGGGGCTCTCCGCGCC